TAGTAAGTTCCAAGGTATATATTCGCTATTTCGATATAGTCTGCAATATTTTCGGGATCAGAAATTTGAATACGCCAGAAAGCGAAAGTTTTTTCGGAAAAATTCAAAATAAGCTGATATTCATCCCACGGTATTTCTGCTGAAAATTCGGGATTGTCCCATGTGTCTGAATTATTTCCCTGAATTCTGATCGTTGCTGATGAAGTAATATTATGATTCAGAATCGAAACATAACTTGCTTTAAAATATCCTCCGGAAATCTTAATCCATTGATTAGACACAGCCGTTGTTCTAAAGACTCTTGATAGTCGCTGATCCTGCAAATTCGAAAGCGGCTGATATATGCTCTCAGAAGATGCAGTGATTATTGTTCCTGTTCGTGTTATGATGTTATCATGCAGCCATCTCATGCGTAAATACCCCGCTGATGAAATCTGAGATTGCCGTTTTCGCTTCCGCGCCGCATGAATGTTCCGAGCCATGTGCCGAATTTCTCGTCACTAAAAAAGACATCTCCTTTGATCGTATATCCCGATAGATCCACAAAGCCGGAAGAGTTCCCTGAAGATGAAGAGTTATTGCTTATTGCACTTCCTGATTTTTGCAACTTAAGAGAAAGCGCATTGAGAAGCCGATCAACGAACAAATCAATTGCGGCAATACCTTGAGTAGAAGTGAGAGGTACAGCAAGTTCTTTACCCTTCTCTCCGAAAATCGACGGACGATCAGCAACACCGCCCTCTGCATATTCAGGCAATGGAGCGTCATTTATCATCTTCAATTTCGCAAGACCGAGAGCTGTTGCTGCAGCTGCAGCAGCAGCTCCAAGAGCAGGACCAACTACAGGAATTTTACTCATAGCGAAGAAAGCATTATATGCCGCAGTTGGGATGTTTATTGCTGTTTCAAACAGATTCACTTTCTTTTGAATCTCTGCGGCTTCGCGCTGAAGTTTGCGTTTCTTCTTTTCTGCTGCGGCTTCTAATTTCTCTTTATCTGCCTGAGCTTTTTTATCTATTTCTGCCTGTTTTTTATTTTTAGTTTTTGAATCTATAATTTCTTTATCGAGCGCCGACTTTTGAGCGGCCGTTTGTTTGTCAATTGCTTCAAGCTGTTTGTTGAGTTTTCTGTCGATGTTTTCGCATTCTGCATCAACATAAGCGGAAAAGATATCCGCGAATCCGGAAAGAAGATCACCGACAACCTGGGCACGAGAAGTCCACAGATCAATTTCTTCTTTTATCTTTTGTTCCGTGATTTTGTTTTTTTCGTCAGAAGCCTGTCTGGTTCTTTCGACAACATATTTATTAAATTCTTCCTGCGAAATTATCTGAGCATCAAGCCCACTCTTAACCGTATCAATATCTTTTGCGAACTGTTCATCGATTGCAGCATTCTCATCTTTGATATATTTTGACATAATCTTTTTGAGATTCTGCTGATGCTGTTCGTACTGGACTTGTTCAAGCTGTTGTTTTTCTGATTTAGAAACTTCACCTTTTTTCAACGCTGCTTCAAGGTCTTTCTGTTTTTCGGCATAAGCCTGATTCTCGAGTTCAATTTCATTTTTATTATATTCAGCTAGAAGTTTGAGCCACTTGTCACGAGATTGTTCTTTTGCATCTCCCGATGTGTCGAAATTGCCGGAAAAATTATTCTTTTTTTCTTCAGCGGCATTTACCGCATCAATAGCCTTAATCTGCTTATCCATTTCGGCTACTTTAGCTCTAGTTTGTTCAGTGAAAGCTTTCGCATCAGCATATGCAGCTTCAACTTGTCTTTTACGCATATCAGCCCAAGTTTTATCTCTCATCTGCACTTCTAAGTTATAATCAAACGCTAACATCTTACTGTGAGCCAACATTTCATTTACTTCAGCTTGATATTGCAGTCCTCTTGCCTGTACTGCATTTTTCTCAATAAGCGCTTTTGTTTGCTCTCTTTCTTCAGCTGTTTGTTTGGAAAGTTCTTTAGTTGTAAGTTTTAATACTGCATTTAATTTATCCTGCTCATCACGCGTTTTACGCGCTGCCATATACCATTTAACAAGAGCTCCAACGCCAATCAATAACCCTGAAATAAGCAATCCAATTGGATTCGCTTTAATGGCCGCACCAAGTCCTTTCGTCGCTATTGTCGCGGCTATCGTAGCAATCTTATACGCAACAAGGGCGAGTCCTGAAGCATTAGCAGCAATCGCCTGACCGGCAAGACCGGCAGAAACAGCAGCCTGAACTATAACAAAGGCTCGATACGCAAGAAGCAATTTTGAGAATAACATTAAAAGCGGTCCAATAGCGGCAACAGCAAGGGCAATACCGACAACCCATTTGCGAGTTGATTCATCCGAACTCTGAAGCCACAGATTGAATTCTTTAAACGCTAGAATCGCAGGAGAGAGAAACTGCAAAACAACTTGACCGCCGATTTCGATAGTTTCACCGAGAATATTTTTGAGATGCAGAAGTTTTCCTGAATCACCTTCGATTTCAGCTGTCGCCTGTGAAAAACCCTGAGCAACTGCCTTCTGATATATTGCAAGTTTTTCACTCTCGGTCGCAGCGCTTTTAATTGCAGGAATAGTTCTTCCGAGCGCGGTGAAATTACCTTCTTCCGCATTTGCGACAAGCTTCATTGCCTGATTAAGCTCAAGACCATATGCTTTACTTAGTCCAATTGCACTTTGAGTCGCATCTTTAATTCTTTCTGCGGAGATTCCCATTGAAAGACCCATCTGCATTGTTGATTCAACCGCATCATCTCCGATCAATGTTGTGTTTTGGATTTCTGTGGCATAAGCTTGCAAAGTCTTCATTTGAGCGGCGCTGTATTGTCCACTAGCCTGCAATGCGGCTTTCAGTTTATTATCTGCCTGTTCCTGTTCTGCGAAAGCTTTGACGGCAAGACCGCCGAGAGCCATGATCGGCGCGGTTACATACAAAGAAAAATCTTTACCAAGTTTATTGAAAGAATCAGAAGCACGTGAAAGCTTCGAAGCCATCTGATCAACATCTTTTCCGAGTCCGGTGACTTTACGCGATGCTTCGATGAATGACTTGTTGAAATCATCAATCATCGCAGTTAGCGTAATATTTACTGATGTCATCGTCGCCATGCGTCACCTCCCTAAAATTTGTAATCATCCGGATCCGGAGCTTTCTCTGCTTCTGAGGAGAGTTTTGGTTTATCGTCTTTAAACTCTCCGGTCTTAATTTCAATCGCGCGGTTTGCGAGAATGATGCCTTCCTGAAAAGAGATTTCCCACAATAACTGCCGGTATCCGATTCCAGGAAAGGCGTTCATTATTACCGCAAGCATGCGCGACCAAGTATGCTTACTGCTCAGGGTTTCTTTTGCGGCGTCACCATTCCGGTTATTTCCGACAGCAAATTCATGTTCTTCATATAATCCATTACCGGCGTGATCATCTTAATTATGATGACCATCAAGCGAGGCAATGAAACGTTCCGCTTCATCCACTCTTCATTTATCTGCTTATTCTGTTCGTTGAAAATCATGGTTGCAATTTTCAAAACGAGCATTGCAGTCTCTTTGCTGATTTTTCTATTTCGAAAAAGTTCAGCGATTTCTTCAGAGTGTTCGCAAATATACATTCCGACAGCAAAGGGAACGAAAACCTTAAATGAATGCACCGCGCCATCTTTGTCCTTGAATCGAATCTCTCCGTCTTCTGGAAGAAGCTCGTCAAGGTCGGTTACTTTGCTTAGTTCGTCGCTCATGCTACCCTCTGCTCAATGCCGTAAATTAATCCGTTGCCGGTCTCTGCATCAAGGTGATACAATGGATCCTGCTTCGCGGTAATTTCTATCGGCATCTTAATTCGACGGTCTGCATCATCATCCTTCGGATAAGAATATTTCTTTCCGGTTTTGATTTTGCATTTGTAGAATGTGATTCTGTGCATTAAGCCGTTGTTTTTGGTTGTGATGCGGACTTTGAACCATGGCAAAATTGAGCGAGAACCTGATTCTACAAGAACAGATTTTACCGGAGTATAATTATACGTCAGCCTGATCTCTTCTGTCGGATCATAGTTTCCGCCCGTCTGAAATATGAAACCATGAAATCCTTTCGCATCTTCGTAACGAACATAATCAGTCCCTTCAACGAGATCAGCTGTTCCGCATTCAAAATCAGATATTGTCTGTTCTGTTCCGTCTGCGTTTTCGTTTGCGATATAATAGAGTTTGCCTGCTTCGGTTGTGTTAGCGGCAAAAGTCTGCACTGCTCCTGTCACGGCTGTTCCGGGAATGATTGTCTTCTTGTCAAAGTCTCCGCGAAGCTTGTCCCATGTAAGAGATTTCAAAGCTTCGTGGATATTCGCTTTGATTGCAGCTTCCTGTTTGGAAACAACTTCATCCGCATCAGCGTTGTCGTTATCTTCTTTCGAGACTTCCATAGTCTCATCAAATTCAAGTCCGGAGAGAGCCCCTGCATCATGCCAAGAATCCTCTCCTTCTGTTCCATATATACCTAATTCAAATTTTCCGCTTCCACGCAAAACATCTGCGGGATTTATCACAGTGGTTTGGAATTCTGCCATCGTTCCTCCTTATTCCGTCCACTTCGGACAGTAGTAATAAACATAAATCGTAATGATTGTTCCTGCCTGCCGTTTGAGCTCAAAATTGAAATCCGTGAAATCATCCTCGTATTCAATCTTGTCGATCAGAGCAGACTTTGTTTCTCCGATTGCCCGGAGAATATCCGATCTTATTTTTCTGATTTGCTCGTTGCATTCTTTTCCGTTTGTCACGGTTGAAATGTTCAGAGTGAGTTTCTTGTATTCGGAATCTTCATCAGTATTATCATTCCATTCTGCAGGCTTAACCTTTACGCAGTTTGGATCTTCAATATTGATGAAGTCAGGATCATCTTCGGCAACATTCAAAGAGTTCCATTCAGTCACTTTCAGTCCGGCATCAGTCAGATAACCGTTTGCCGATGTAATCTTTTTGAATGAATCTTTAAATGCTGTTATGATGTCCTGTCTTATCATTCCGGTTCGTCCTCCGAAAGAAAAATGAGAGTAAGACCTGCGCCGTCAGGCTGAGGTTTTCGTTCTATGAAATAATCTTTTCCGCGAACGAAAATCTTTTCGCCTTTGACGGCCGAATCGATTTGAGAACTGATACACGTTGCGACAATCTCGGAAGAATCAATCTTTCTGCCGGCCTGCTCTTCTCCCCATTTACGGTCAAAAAGCAATTCAATCGGAATCGAGTCTCCGCTTTTCGAGATATACCGAGCGTCTTTCTCGCCGAAATCCTGAAACATCCATTTGAGATCATCAGCGCCGTACATTATTCTTCTCCGTAAACGGGATTTCCGTCAGCATCGAGAATCGCTTTTCCTTCAGCATCAAGTTTCAGAAACTCGTAAACGATCTGACCTTTTTCTTTGATCGGATTTCCATTTTTATCGAGCTTCTCACGTTTAAGCTGAATGTCAGAACCATCGTTCTGCGAAGTGTTTGCAGTTTTCGCCTTAACTTCTTCTGCAAGACCGGACAGAATCAATGGCTTCGCCTGAGCTTCTGTCAGTTCGACTGTTTTCCCTGCCGACAAAATGTCGTTTTTGAATCCGTTTATTGTTTTTAAAATTTTAACTTCCATATCTGCTCCTTATGGCGGGCTTTACGCCCGCCGTTGGTTATGCCGTTATCATGTCCTTGATTACTGCGAATGATTCAGCTCTGCGAAGAGCGATATCAACATCCTGAAGTGCAATGACTCTGATTCCGCCTGCAAGAGAGTTGACAGAAGTATCGACATTAAGATCGAGTATACCCCACTCTCCGATAACGAGATCAGCCCAGTTCCCGAAAATGAGAGCGGAAAGGTCTGCCGTTGTATGAGTCCCCTTTGTGAGATTGCATGGGATCTGGTTTGAAGCGATTGCTCTGTAGCCGTTGAGCATTCCTTCACCGTTGTTGCCGTTCTGCCACAGCATCAATCCGCTTCCGGCATCGATCTTGGTTGTTTTTAGTTTTCCGCGGCCTGCAGCGTTTGTTATATAAACAAGATTGCCGATGTCTGCATTTGCAGCAGCGATCTTGCTTTCGAGTTCGACGATTTTCGCGTGAGTCGGAACATCTGCATTTGCTCCAAGCTCAACAACTGCAACACCGGGTGAATATAGTACTCCGGCAGGATTATCTCCACCGGTTGCTCCCGAAAGAGCTGCCTTGTCGATTCCAAGAGCGATGTCTTCGGCAAGAAGCTTGCGGACATACTGCTCAACTCCGATTGAAGCTTGTTTGATAAGTCCGCGTCCGAGGTCTGTGAACACTCCGATTGTTTTCGGAGTCAAAGAGATTTTGCCTGTTGAGGCTTCACTCTGTCCGACTGTACTCAGAGATTCATTGCGCGGAACCCAATATGTATTGAGACCGCCTGTCGCTTTCGGAATATCTACATTGCCGACAAGTCCGGAAAGAACAGTTGCACCAGCCTGTTTGACAACAAGCCTATTTCTGAGAAGCTCGATGAAAGATTCCGACTTCAGATCTGTACCGATAAGAGTTCCGCCTTTTGCAGCGGTCGAACCGTCAAAGTCACGCTGGTTCTGAACGTCGAGCGGAACGAATACTCCCGTCGCCGTACGTCCAAGACGTTTCTCGATTGCTTCTGAGCATTCGCGCTCAAATTCTGCACCCTTCCAGTCTTTGCTTGCAAGAGCATTGAGCGCTCGCATGAAAGAGTATCCTCTTTTCTCGTTGTCCGAAAGACCGAGATCGGATGCAGGCTTCTGCGACTTAAGAGGCTTCGCGTTTCTCTCGTGAATTTTCTCAAGTGCTATTTTACGAAACTCCTCAACGGATTTACCATCATCGATAAAGCTTCTTGCCTCATCGGATAGTCCGTACTGCTGAGCTATGGCGTTAATTTCGCTGACTCTTGCTCTCTCAGCCTTCTGCCCCTGCATTCTGATTTCGTTTTCGTTGACTACTACTGCAGGCTCTTTCTGATTCTGTGGATTTGTGTCCGGCATTTTTGCCCCCCTTTTTTCAATTATTATTTCGTTTTCTGCTCCGTGTTCGGAGCGGCCTATCCCGACAGTAATATCTGCCGGAGCGGAAACGCTCGATATCTCGTAAGGCTCCCAATCGACAGCCCGATACTTTTCGTTTCCTTCGCTTTCTTCTTCGAGAATGATCTTATGTACCCGGTAACCAACCGACACATTGACCCTGATTCCATCACACATATCTTTAAAGATTTCTTCTGCGAGTGCAGAGCTTCCAACTCTCACTACCGCGCGCCCTTTGCGCGTCGCAGGATCAATCCATGCTTTCTCAATTACTCCAATCTGTCTCTTGAGGTCGTGCATATCGAGGAAAGGAGCTTTAGAATTTATCCGGCTGAGCCGGACAGCTCCTTCTGAATGATCAAGAATCTCTGTTCCGTACCATGCAGGGCACTCGGCTTCAGAGCTGAATGACAATTCAATTGTCCGCTTCTCTTTGTCGATGTTGACTTCTTCAACTGCAATACTGCGGTACATCATTCCGCTTTTCATTTTATCAGGCATCTTCGCCTCCTTCGGTTTTGCTGTTTTTGTTTTTCGGATTATCGAAAACGAGAGGTGATGTCGGCAAAGGTTCGAGAGTTAATCCATATTCTTTTATAAGCGCTTTTTCACGTTTGAGAGTTTCGAGTGTTTCAAGTAAATCTCGACCCGATTCTGCGAGAATGTCAGAAAGTGTTGTGAAACCACACGCGAGAGCCTGCTTGTTTGCTTCGACATCTTTGAGCGGATCGACCCACTGCCAACGACGTCCGAAAAACTGCGGTGCATTAAATTTATCAAATTTATTGAAAGGGAGTTTTACCGCTCCTGTAAGAAGAGCCATTTTGAGCCAACGCTCGAAAATCTTTTCGGCTAAATTCTCAATTCTATTCTGCTGAATAACTTTGTAGAAATCTCTTTCTTCAAGAAGACCTGTTCGGCTTGATGTATAGTTTACATTTTCAAGATCACTTCCGAGTGTCGGATAGCTGATGCCAAGACCGGAAGCGATGCCTTTGAGCATTTCTTTGTTGAACTGCCCGAAATTTCCGTTCGGATGTGTCGGATCAAGCAACTTGGCAGTATATCCTTCAGGAGAAATTCCCACCATGCCAGGCTCAAGCTCTTCGATGAATTCACCTTGATCGTTTTTATTACCTTGAAATTCAATATCAGAGCCCTGCTGACGTTCATATATCATCGTCTTTGACGCGCCCATTCGAGCGGCAACAACTTCCGCTTCTGCATAACCATTGAGATTGTGCAGTTTCATAATAGCAGAAGCGAGCGGAGGATATCCGCGACCCTGATTCGCACGGTCAGGCGAAAAAGAATGAATAATATTTTCTGCCGGAATTACTTCGTGCTTTGAATTATATCTATATTCGTTATCATCCTGCGGCGGTTTGAAATAATAACGAACAGGACGCATCCATTCATCATATTCAATCCCCATCCGAACAATATTACCGTTCGGTCGAGTGTCATTATATTGATCATCAAGCAGAGAAACATCAATCGGTTGTAGAGCAAAACCCCAGGCGTTATCATAACCATCAACGATTCTGATGATTGATTCACCATCAACTGACAATGAATGAATATCAAGACGATAGATATCAACGATTGAAAGTCTGCCGTCTGTTGATGCCTTCTTTCCCCACTTCCACCACTGATCTTCAATTATCTTGTTTGCGTATTCATCGAGTTTTCCGTTCGGATCTTTCGCGCGGTTCTGTAATATGTAACCGTTCACACCGACAACGTGATTCTTCATGAGATTCACGTATCTGCGCACATAATCATTATTGAGAGCAAGCTGACGGGCTTTCGCACGGAGCGGAGCAAGCTGTCCTTTCAGCAGTTTATTGATTGATTCAAATTCGCCTTTAAGCGATGAAAGCAGTCTGTGGTTCTGTGCGGCCGTGAATCCGCGTACATAAGCAGAGCGAACCGCAGAAGAAATATCAACTTGCGGTTTGCGTGTGAATATGTTCCGAAATAAATTCTTCACATGCTCACCTTTATGTAATTACCGATGGATAAACCTTCAGCAAGATTGTTCGCAATTTTCTCAGAACGGATTTGCGCTTTGAGGGTTGAACGGAGAACAAGAAGATCAGGAATAGGAATTTTTGAGATTGAACGTCCGGCGATTGTATAACTAAGCTGATCCGATGTGGCTCGGTTATTTATTGTTGCCTCAACAGCTTCGAGAGCTTTTTCAGCCCACGAAAGAACGTTTATTTTTCCGGAATAATCAGGAAGGATATTGACTTCGCCCGACTCAATTAGTTCGCGTTCGTCATTTTTTTTCGCATACACGAAAAACGCATAATGTCCAGGAGACCATAAAGCAGAAGCAGCAGAAGATTGATGAAAACTGATTGTTGTACTTGCATCATCGTATGTGCCGATAATATCAATTTGAGTTTTCCCACGCAAGGACAGATTGAAAATCCAACCATCAGAAGTGGGATACTTGCTGTTAATGAGTGAATATCTGAAAGTGTCTCCTGCCTGAATGTCCTTCATTTTCCCCGCAAAAATAAAAAGGGCTGATGCAGAAACAAGAATTTCTTCTTATCTCTACATCAGCCCTTTACTCTTCGGGGTGATACTGCTGCAAGTTTCCTCGCATGAGTAGCAGTCTGCATCAGCAGAATTTTGTCATGTCGATGAACATCTATTCAGATTAATTGAGTTTCGTCAATTAATTTTATGAATTTTATTTCACCAATTCTTTCCCCAACCACTTCCACGCTTGCGAGAACGAGGTTTTTTGTCAGGTATAAGCATTTCATCCTGAGGTTTTGCTGTAATGTTCTTCAGTTTTTCGCGTGTTTTCTGCTGATTTTCAAGCAATGCTCCGATATTCGGATTTAATATCTCATAAGCTGCGAGATTATAAACGAAAATATCAAGTGCTTCGTTGCGAATTCCGGAAGATTTCTTAACCCATTCCCTGTACTGGACTCCTTTTCTGTATCTCAGAACGCACTTCTCTGAGGTCAATTGCTTAATAAATTCAACATCAAAGCATGGTTTTTTCGGAATATGAACGTAAGAAGGTCCCGGAGTCTCATTCTTCAAACGCGCATGAATGATTTCTTTTGCTGTATCAGTTCCAACGGTGAAAAGTTTGACCTTACCTTTATTTCTCATTGAAGGACGAGAGATTAAAGGCTTGCCCGGCGTGTTTGCACCTTTGATTGCAAAGATTCTTCGAGACTGATTCCTTTTTGCGAAAATATAAACCTCGTTAGAAAAATGCCCTCCGGAGTCAATGCAAGTGCAAGCGATATGATGAACATCTCCTGCAGCAGATTCAAAAGACGAATCAAGATATTGAGAAAGATCATTCCATATCGCTGTTTTTTCCGGATCTCCGTAAAAAACTCTATAATCAATCCAATATGTTTCTTTATCAGGACCATGACCTATAACTCCGCACTCGAGGCGGTCGTCCTGCGTATCAACTGCTGCAGTAAGGAAAAGAACATTATCAGGAACAGGCGCAGATCCATAGTCTTCAAGACGTTTAAGAAGTGAATCTTCAGGGATTTCTTCGCCTGCATCGTCTTCCCATGTCTGACCACGGTTGGTATTAACCCATACTCTCAATGTTTCGGGAGATTTCTTTGCTTCAAGAAATTCATCAACACGAGTTTGAAGTGTCAACCATGGTGAATAGAGGTCATCAAGCTGAAAGGATGCTATCCTTTTTGTTTCTTTTGTCGGAATCCAGATGCCGGATTTAGTCATTTCGTACAGATCTAAGTCATTTAAGTGTGCTTCACATTTCTTGTTTTCACACTGATAGAACGTTTCTTTAGCATCAAAAACAACACTTGCCCAATTTAAAACCATTTGATGACCGCAGTGAGGACATTTGACATTGAAATACCGCTGATCACCTGACTCAAAAGCCCGCTCAACTCGGCATATTCCCTTAATGCCAGGAGAAGATGTCACTATTACCTTCCTGTTCGGAAAGTTCTTCGTTCGCTTATACGCTAATGAAAAAGGATCTCCTTCTCTGCCAGCAGAAGAGGCCCATCGTCCAAGCTCATCACAAAATAATACTCTAATTGGTCGGGATGCGAGTTTTGCCGGTGCATTTGAACTTGTAATACCGAGTTGTCCGCCTTTAAATTTTTTGTGATGTAAGGTGTTCCCCGGATCGCGGCTTTTAGCTTCAGAAACTTTGCCGGATAATATGGGGCAATCTCTCAACATAGGATTCAATCTATCTTTTGTGAATATTTCTGCCATCTCGTCTGTTGGCTGAATCAATAGCATCGGGCATGGATCAAAAGCCATAAAATAAAGAATTGCATTAAGGATAATCTCAGTCTTTGCCATCTGTGAAGCGGCCTGTACAACGACCATTTCAATTTCAGGATCACTGATAGCATCCATGATTCCGCGAGTATATTCAACTCGAGCTGTATGCCAACGGCCCTGTTCGTTTGAAGCCTCCGGAGAAAGGTATCTATATTGATCAGCGCATTCGCTAATGGTCAGTTTCGGAGGAGGCTTTAACAGTTTTAACAGATCGCCGAGAAGATTTTTCGTTGGCTCTCTGTTGCTTAACAGATAATATTCCAGAGCATTCATTACTCAATTCCTCCAATGCTTCTCGTATAGGCTGTTCAATGATTGCCTGTAATTTCGGTATTCTTGTCGGATCAATTTGCGGAGCTAATCTTTGCGGTATGGACATTAAGCGAGATTTGAGCGTAGAAAAAATAGGACCTAACTCCTCTTCTAATGCTTCGATGTGAATTATTTTACCCATTTTTTCTAAAAGTTCAATTTCGGCTTTGTCGGCTTTAATTTTAGTCATGCGGGTTTGTTCTGCTTCAAGGGAATTTGCAGCGCTTTTTTCTCTCATCATTTCTGTTTGATAAGAAAGAAATGATTGGACTGATTTAACCAGATCGTATTTCCCTCGACCGATTTTTTCGAAAACTTTTTCCGTTTCGGAAGATAACTGTTGAATTCTTCGGTCTGATATTCCGAGAATTTCCGCTAATTCAACTGTTGAAACTATTTGTGGTTTACTTGCCATCAAAAAGAAACCGAAACACCTATTTTTCCCCTGTGACTACCGACAAACTGCGCTAGCCGCACACC